GCGCCGCTTGTAAAGATCTCGGAATTGTCGGCGTCTCGGCCGTTGCAACGACCGGAGACGAGCTTTTGATACGCGCGGTGATAACTTATTGCCGGACGAATTTCGGCTCTCCCGAGGACTACGAGAGGCTTAAACGCTCATACGACGAGCAGAAAGCCCAGCTCATAACGGCCAGCGGCTACGGTTTAGGGGGCGCATAATGGACCGCTCCGAGATTTTGACGCTCGTCTCGCAGAATGTGACGCAAAATAATATCGGCGCTTGGGAGGTTTCGGAGACAGAGCGGAACGTTTATTGCAGCGTCGAAAGTGTTTCCCGGGAGGAATTCTTCGCCGCCGGCCGGACCGGACTTAATCCCGAATATCGCTTCACGATATTCGCCGGCGATTATGCCGACGAAAAGACGGTTATCTATAAGGACATGCGATACGGCGTTTATCGGACGTATCACGCGAAAACGGATCTTATAGAGCTCTACGTCGCCAGGAAGGGAGACGCCGCCGATTATGTCGCTTCGAGTTAAACCGGACGAATTGACGTCCTCGATCGAGAAGGCGCTTTCGGATTATTCCGGCGCGGTCCTGGGAGACGTCCGCGAGGCCGTTCAAGACGTCGGCAAAGAGACGGTCGACGAGATCCGAGAAAGAGCCCGGGCCTATGGCTGGAAAGACTACGCGAAAACGTGGACCGTAAAGACGGAAGCTCTCGGGCATGGCGCCGTCGGCGAAAAGGCAATCGTTCATGCGAGAACGGGCGGATATCAAATCGCTCATCTTCTCGAACGCTCTCACCCTTTACGCGGCGGAGGACGGTCCCGCGCTTTCCCGCATATCGAGCCGGCCGAGAATAAGGCCGAAAACAGACTTTTTAATTTGATCCGGCAAAAGATCGGAGGCGGATAATATGACGCTCGCGGATCTATTTTCCCAGCTATTGACGACCGGCCTCCCGGTCGCCTATGACGCTTTCCCTATTGGCGCAGCTCCGGCGCTGCCGTTTATCTGCTATCGCGAAACGGACTCCGATAATTTCGCAGCAGACAACGGCGTTTATTTGCCCGTTACAAATATTGACGTCGAGCTCTGCACCGACAACAAAGCGCCGGCGACGGAAGCTCTCGTCGAAACGGCGCTCGCCGGCTTCGTTTGGGAGAAAAGCGAAGAATATATCCCGGACGAACGAATGTTCGTTATAACTTACACAATTTCTTTATAAGGAGACGAGAAAAAATGGCAGAAAACAAAGTTCAGTTTGGCCTCAAAAACGTCCATTACGCCGTTATCAGTTACAGTAACGCCGGCGTCATAAGCTACGGGACGCCGAAGGCCATTCCGGGCGCGGTGACGCTCACGCTCGACGCCCAGGGAGACGTAACGCCGTTTTATGCGGATAATATTACTTATTATCAAAGCATAAGCAATAACGGCTATTCCGGCGATCTCGAAATGGCGCGTTTTCCGGACGAAATGCTCGCGGATATATGGGGGCTTACGCTCGGATCGACGTCGAAGGTCCTTACGGAGAACGCGAACGTCGAGCCGAAGGAATTCGCGCTTCTCTACCAGATCGACGGCGACGCCGACGAGCAGTTCTATGTGCTTTACCGCTGCACCGGCACGAGGCCCGGCGTCGGATCCTCGACGAACACGAATACGAAAGAGCCGAAAACGCAGACGAGCACGATCTCCGCGCTTCCGGTCGCCGCGGGTAACGTCATGGCGAGGACTACGAAGGACACGCCGGCCGCGACGAAAACCGGCTGGTTTAGCTCCGTATTCGTCGAAAACCCTTAACGGCGACTCTGTCGGCGCTGGCGATAGGGTCGAGAACGCTCTCGCCGAGCTTTAACGCTAATACGCATAGCTACACATGCTCGACGACGAATAACAGCGACAATGTTTCCGCGACGGCGGCGGCGGGGGACTCAAAGATACTTACCGTCAACGGGGTGGAAATGCCGTTCGGCTCCGTAACATGGCAAGCCGGGCAAAATACCGTCGTAATATCGACATATTACGAAGGGATCACGCGGGAGACGTATATCGTTACCGTTACAAAGTCATAAAAAAATTTTTGGGAGGATATTCGACAATGACGGAAATTATCACTATCGGCGGAAAAGGGTACGGAATGAGAGCTTCGGCTCTCGTTCCGCGCCTTTATAGGGCAAAAACGGGCCGCGACGCCGTCGCAGATATGGCAAAGCTCGAAAAATCGCTCAAAGAAATACAGAAAGACAAAAAGGCCGGTTTCGAGCAGCTCGATCTCGAAATTTTTGAAAATATCGCCTGGGCTATGTGTTACGCGGCCGATAAAGAAACGACTCCCGACTCCGTCGAAGAATGGCTCGACGGGATCGAGGGCGTTTTTTCCATTTATGAGGCGCTGCCGAAAATCTTCGAGATATGGCAAAAGGGCCAGGCGCAGACGTCGACGCCGGCAAAAAAATAAGGGCAACAATCCGGGAGCCGAACGGAGCGCAGTTCATGTTACGCTGCGCCGAGTTAGGATTGTCCGACGAGGCTCTCTCAAATATGACGATGGGTATGGTTTACGACATGCTCATTGAAAAAGCAAACGACCGCGAAGAATATCCGATAAAGGCGACGCAAGCCGATATCGAGGCTTTCTTCGGTAAAGGGTGATTATATGGCGACTCGTATTCGCGGAATAACCGTCGAGATCGGCGGCGATACGTCCGGACTTGACAAATCCTTAAAAGAGGTTAATAGCAGCCTCCGAGAAACGGACAAGCAGCTCAAAGACGTCGAACGCTTGTTAAAGCTGGATCCGACGAACGTCGAGCTTCTCGCGCAAAAGCAGCAGCTTCTCGCGCAGCGGACGGAGCTCTCAATAGAAAAGGTCGACGCGCTCAAAAAAGCGCAAGAGACTATGGATAAAAACGGCGTCGATAAAACGTCCGCTCAATATATGGCGCTGCAACGCGAAATTATCGCGACGGAAAAGGCGTCAAAGGACGATCGCAAAGAGACGGACAAGCTATCGAAAGCCGAAAAGGAAAGCGCCGACGCCGCGCAAAAATCCGAGAAAAATCACGAAGGCTTGCAGAAAGCATTTAAGGCCGTCGGCGTCGCCGCTGCTGCCGCTGCCGCTGCCGTCGTCGCAACGGGTAAAGCTCTATATGACGCCGCAAAAGAGACGGCGACAATGGGCGACGAGATCGATAAAGAGAGTCAGAAATTGCAGATCTCGTCCGACTTGTATCAAAAGCTCGGCTATGCTATGGAAATGAGCGGGTCGTCGATTGAGGACGTCAAAAAGGGCGTAATGAATATAACGTCCGCGCTCGCCGGCATGGCAAACGGGACGGAGGACGCGGATAAAAAATTCGCCGCGATCGGCGTTTCGCTTACGGACGCGGAAGGCAATTTCAAATCGACGGAGAACGTTCTTCTCGATACGATCGACGCGCTCGCTTCTATGGAGGACGAGACCGCCCGAAACGCCGCCGCAAATGAAATTTTCGGCAAAGGATATAGCGAACTTCTCCCTCTTTTGAACTCCGGAAGCGAGGGAATACGCGACCTTATGAACGAGGCCGAAGATTATGGTATGGTCATGGGCGAGGACGCGGTCAAAGCTTCCGCTGATTTTTCGGACGCGCTCGAACGGCTCAAAGGAACGTTTGAGGGTTTGAAAAATGGGGCTATGGGCGAGCTGCTTCCCGCGCTTACGGATATAGTCAACGGGATATCGTCCGTTCTTGCCGGAGACATGAGCGGGACGGACAAGATCGCGACAGGCATAACCGACTTGCTCGCAAAGCTCCGCGAAAAAATCCCGGAGATTGTCAGCTTTGTCGGCGATATCGCGCTCGCCGTCGTGCAAGCCGCGCCGTCTATATTGGAGTCTTTGGCGAATGGGCTAATTGAAACCCTCCCGGAGCTTTTCCCCTCGATTTTGTCAATAGTTCTCGCCATTGCCGATATGCTCATAGAGAACGCCCCAGAGCTTGTGAGCGCGGCGTTCGCCTTAATTTTGTCTTTGGTTACAGGCCTAACCGAACACCTCGACGAGCTAATCCCTGCGGCGGTGGATATGGTAAATTCTGTCATTGACGCGATAATTGACAACCTCGATCTGCTCATAGATGCGAGCATCGCCCTCCTCGTTCAGCTCGCCCTCGGTCTAATCCAAAATTTGCCAAAACTCGTCGAAAAAATCCCGGATCTTATCGAAGCTCTCGTTACTTCGCTCATCGAACACGCCCCGGAGCTGCTTGTTGCGAGCATACAGATATTATTCGCCCTGGCGCGCGGCCTCGTTCAGAGCGTGGGAATTTTGATAAAAAAAGCCCCGGAGCTTATTTCCGCTATCGGGGAGGCTATCGCGAACGCGGCAAAACAACTTTGGGAGATCGGTAAAGATATCGTAAATGGCATTTGGGAGGGGCTTAAATCCGCGTGGGAGTCCGTCAAAGAATGGTTTACAAATGCGTTTGACACCCTTGTCGGCGGCGTCAAAAAGCTGCTCGGCATAGCTTCGCCGTCGAAGGTCTTTATGCAGATCGGCGATTATATGGCCGAGGGCCTGGCGGAAGGCTTCGTCTCGGAAATGGATAAACTATCCGACGACATGGAGGACGCTATTCCAGGCATAGGCGTTAAATCCAGCTATCGGAATATAATCACGCAATCCTCCGCGCAAAACGACGCTACGGCCCGGAATAATGCGTTGCAACAGACGGCCGCGGGGGTCGTCAACGGCGTCGCGTCCGCTATGGGGGCAAATGCCGTTTATACGTTTAATTTGGTCCTCCCGGACGGCGAGACGCTCGCGAGATACCAGCTCCCGGCGCTCATAAACGTCGCCAGGTCCGCGGGGACGCCGATATTAAATCCGGTTACGGGGTGATTTTATGACGCAGCTTATCGTCGGAGGCGTCGTCCTTCCGCAAACGTCAAACGATAAATATTCATGCTATCCGGATCAGCTCTCGACACAAGTTGACATGATATCCGGGCGACGGGTGCAAGAGGTCCGCGGGACCGTTCAAAAAATAAATTACGCTTACGATACTCTTGAAATAGACACATGGCGCCAGCTCGCCGCGGTCCTCCGGAGCGGGACGTCTTTCTCCGTTCAGTATCTCCCGGACGACTCCGATACAATGGTCTCGTCGTCTTTCCTGGTCGAGTCTTTGACTCCGCCGAGGTTTGGTTTCGCCAGGAACGGCCGCGGCGTTTGGCATGATATAGCGTTCACGCTGCGCGAGGTGCGTCCGCATGATTAACGTCTCGAACGCTTTCAAAAACGCGATCGTCGCCGACTCCCGAAAGATAAAGCTCCGGGCCGTCATGGATATCGTCGATCCGGATATCGAATACGGGACCGCGACGGGCTCGACACAATCGGCCTATTCAAATCCAGCGCAGCTCTACGACGGAATAACGGAGCTCGCGCCTTATGCTACGCTTGAAGATAATCGCTGGCTGCTCGACGGAACGTTTGATATCGCTCATTCCGGCATGACGCAAGAGATCGCATGGGAAAGTAACGCGCTCTCCCAGGCAGCGCAGAATATGAACGTTTTCGTCTCGCTGCCGATATCGAACGTCTCCGTTTTGCAAGCCGTTACGCTATTTTGGCCGACGGCGGATTATGACGGCGTCGCCGAGGATTTTACGATCGAGGTCCAGGCCGGCGGAACGGCGTATTTCACGAAGGCGGAGACGGGAAATACAAAATCCGTTTGCGTCTACAAAGATTTTACGGTTTATAATCCGGATCTAATCAAAGTCACGGTTACAAAATGGAGTATAGCTCGGCGCCGCGCTCGGATCCCGGAAATTCTTTGTGGTCTCCGCGAGGTATGGGATAATGACACGCTCGCCGAATTCTCGCTCCGGCAGCAATCCGATTTTTCATGCGTTTCGCTGCCGTATGGGACGGCCTCGCTCACGATAGACAATTCCTCGCGCGAATTCGAGCCCCGGGCGAAAAACAATCTCTTTCAATCTATCGAGGAACGCCAGGGCATAAAATTATGGATCGGCGTCGAGGGCGCGGAGGACGTGCCGCTCGGAGTTTATTATCAATTTTCGAGCGGCTGGAAAACGTCGGATAATGCGCTCGCTATGACGTGGGCTCTCGTCGATATAATCGGCCTTCTCGCGGACCGTCAATACACGATCCCGGAGACGCTGCCGACGACGCTCGAAGGCTGGATATCGGATCTCGTCGCGCAGCTCGGCGTTAATTTCGCCGACGCTTATCGCGTCGATCCGAATTACGCTTCGACGTCTTTGACGGTCATAAATTCGGATCAGCTCGTCGATAAAACGTGCGGCCAGGTCCTTTTATGGTGCTGTCAAGCGAGCGGGACGTTTCCCAGGGCCGACGCCGAGACGGGAAAACTCGCCGTCGAGCCGTTTTGGTCCCAGGGTAATAAAATCGATCTCGATAACGTCGAGCGATATCCGACAATGTCCGCGAATAAGGATCTCGCCTTCGTCCGATTTACTTTCCCGGACGGGACCGTTTATACGATCCCGGGGACGTCCGCTTCGTCGCCGAATTCCGTCGAGATAACAAATCCGTTTATTCACGATCAGACGGCAGCAGCGGCAGCGGCGCGGGAAATTGTCTCGATATACGGCGGAAACGTATTGACGACGCTCGGCCGCGGAGATCCCTCGTCCGAGATTGGAGACGTTCCGACGGTCCAGCTCGACCGCTCAAACGCGACGACGGGCCGTTTGTTCTATCAAGATTTTATCATAAGTGACGGCGTTATGAAGGGCTGCACGTCCCAGCTATTGCAATCGGACGGCGCCGCGAATTATGAGAAAACGGAGATATTTTCCGAGGCCGGATCCTGGACGGCGCCGGCCGGCGTTACGGAAGCGAAGATAATTCTCGTCGGAGGCGGCTCCGGCGGAGCTCCCGGAACGTCCGGATCGCTCAATGTCCCGGGCGTTAAAGGCGCGGACGGCATCGGAGGAAAAGTATTCTCCGAGGTTATCCATTTTAACGCCGGGCAGACGTTCGCGATATCTATCGGCGCCGGCGCTGCATATAACGGGACGCCGGGCGAGACGACGTTCGGAGACTATTCCTCCGCGAACGGCGCCGTCTATACTCCGTCATTTACGGACGTTCAAAGCGGCCTCGCTCTCGGACGGACCGGCGTCGCAGATCCGACCGGCAACGGAGACGGAGGCAAAGGCGGCGCGGGAGGTCTCGCCGGGGCGGGGTACTCGCAGACGACGACGAAAACGACATATATTCTTTATCCGGACAACGGCGAGCCGTTCGAGATCTCGGAATATGTTTATTCGGAGCTCTGCGCGTATTCTCCGACGGGCAATCCGGACGACGTCATAAACGGACACGTCGAAGTTATAACAGAGACGACGACGTCTTTTGTTTGGACGACGAGGCCGACGAGCGGATCTCCGGGCGTCGCCGGCGCGGCTGGCGTCGCGATAATCTATTATGACGCATAAAGGGGCGATAATATGGAATTCGTAACGGACCGGACGCAAGCCGACGTCGACGCTCGAAATGCAAAAGGGACATATAATACGACGGATCTCAATCGCGTTATATCGAATTGTAACACGATCGCCCAGGCTCTAAACGACGCCGGATATCCGGTCTCGATATCCTGGTCCCGGACGACATGGGCGCGAACGCAAATTCCGACGACGGATCAAATGCAAGAATTCCTCGATAACGTCAACGCGATAAAAGCGGCGCTCCCGAATAACGCGCCGAACGCTCCGGCGTCAATGGCTTATTTGACTTACCAGGGCGCAAACGATATCGAAAAGATATTGCAAGATATCGACGCGCTGCTCGAAAATCTTTTGTCAATTTTCCCGCGCTGCGGAGCTGCGATCTCGGGCGCGGTGATATACGAGGTGACGACATGAAAAACAGAATTCCGACGAAGCCCGGACGTCATAAAATGACAAACGAGACGACGGGAGAGATATCATACGTTTTTCTCGAAGCGGCCGACGAGCCGACCGAAGAAGGGACGGCGCTAAATAAAGAGACTTTCGACTATGCGCTCGCAGCTATGGGAACGACGGCCGGGACGTCAACGGCGCTTACGCTCGCCGGCGACGGTGGATTTACGCTTGTTGACGGTGCGACAATTCGTTTCAAGCTCCATACGGCGAGCGGGACGGCGCCGACGATTAACGTCAATTCAACCGGGGCGAAGGCGCTTAAAACGGCGGACGGCTCGGACATGCCCGAAACGCCGGCCGGCGCCTGGATCGTCGCGACGTATTCTTCGACGCTCGATTTTTTTGTATTGTCGGGAGTTAGCTCTCCGCCGGCTCCCGATTTTATCCCGGATTATGTCGCGGCTCTCATGGGCTGGACGCCTTTATATACTGTTTTGACGGAGGCTTAAAAATGAGCATAGTTAGATTTACGGCCGACGGCACGTTCACGCCGTCCGATTATGGCCTTAAAGCCGGGGCGAGAATAGGTATTATTTGTGTCGGCGGCGGCGGCGGCGGGGGTGCGAGTGTAGGCGCAAACGCAGGAACATCGTGTGACGGCGGAGCGGGAGGCAAAGGTGGCAAGTCCTACACCGCGGCAAACGGCGGAGGCGGCGGCGGCGGCGGCGCTGGATACGGAGGAGGAGGCGGCGGCGGCGGCGGCGCATATGGCTATTATGGAGGCGGCGGCGGCGGTGGGAGCGGGTATGTCAATACCGCCGTTCATACTGTCACCGACCCCTCTCTGTCCTATACTGTCACAGTCGGCGCGGCTGGTGCTGGCGGTCACAGAGGCACAAGTCAAGGCGGAATAAGCGGCGCGGGTGGCACGGGTGGAACGACCTCGTTTGGCTCAATCTGCTCTGCAAACGGCGGCGCGGGTGGGAGTCCAGCGACAACACAAGGCGGCGCGGGTGGAAACGGCGGCGCGGGACGCTCCAACGGCGGCAAAGGCGGAACTGGATTAACTCGCGGGAGCGGCGGAGGCGGCGGCGGAGCTGGAGGATGGATACCGAGCATCGATGCCGCATTTAACGGCGGAGACGGCGCACCAGCCTATTATTATTCTACCTCTGGTTATTCGAACGGATACGGAGGCGGAGGCGGCACTCCTATGCACGAGGGTCAAACCGCATTAAGCGGGTACGGCACAACGGCTCCGACCATTTACTCGACGAGCGGCGGCGGCAACGGAGGATTTGCGGGGGTAAGCACAGATATCCCGCTCGACGGCGGAGACGGCGGCGACGGCGCGGGTGTCTGCTATGTCGTATGGGAGGGCTGAATATGACGGAATGGCAAGTCGTAGGCGTTATGTTTGCGATATGCGGGTTTGTCGGCGGCATAGTCGCCGCGTTATATAAGGCACTAACGGCGCGCGCAGACAAAACGTCCTCGATCATGAAAGAAAATACAGAAGCATTAACGCGCCTCGCCGTATCTGTCGAGGGACTGCGTAAGGACGTTGACAAATTCACAGATAACAACCGCGAAGCGCACAAGGAGTTATTTGGCAGAATAGAAAATCATGAAACGCGGATTACTGTATTGGAGGAAGTAAAAAAATGAAATTTGCAGAACGTTTCAAATCGTGGGCTCTATGGCTTGCAATCGCCGCCCTCGTCGTTTTCCTCGTTAAAACGTTTGTCGGATGGGATATTGCCAACTGGATGGACGATTTTTTGAACGTCCTGCTCCCCGTTCTCGTCGCGTTCGGCGTTGTCAATAATCCGACCGACCGACAGCATTTTTAATCATGTTTTACACATGTAAACCCGAACGCCTCGCGATTTATATAAATTCGAAGCGTTTGACGATCGACGAAATCAAAGCGGAAACGGGCGCGGATGTCATTATCAACGGCGGCTTGTATACTATGGCGACATGGACTCCCGTTTGCCATTTGAAAGCGGACGGCAAAGTTTACGCCGCTGACGAATGGAGTTATTTCGGCTACGGGTGGCATAGCGGCAAGGCCGATATACGCATAACGTCGCAGTATGCCGACCTCGATAATTATATATGTTGTGTTTGCCTTGTCTATCAAGGGAAAAAGCAGGAGTTAATATATCCTGCGGACATGGGCGGCAAACGACCGCGCACCATGATCGGCCTTTATCCCGACGGACAAATGCTAATAATTTGCGGGGAAACGTATTCACCCGAAAGCCTGCGCGAATATGCGTTGCGGGTGGGTCTTGACAGCGCAATAATGCTCGACGGCGGCGGCTCGTCGCAGGCGATAACGCCCGTCGGCGCGTTCCGGCAGTCGCGGAAATGCCATAATTTTATATTGGCATGGCTGAAAAATCCCGCCGTCGTCTGCCCCTACGCGGAGCCGAGCGGCCTGCAATATAAGGGCATGCGCGGCGAGGGCGTTAAATGGCTACAATGGCACCTCAACATGCATAAAGCGCGGCTCGAAGTCGACGGCATATTCGGCGGCAAAACACACGCGGCCGTTATGGTGTTTCAGTCCGGGAGCGGCCTCGTCGCCGACGGGTTGGTCGGAGATCTAACGCGCGCGAAGCTGAAACAGATAAAACAGCCCGACGAAAGCGATATTATCACCCCCGCGTATGTATGGCGCGGCAATCTGTCGTATCGTTCCTCGACGCGCTATATTATTCTGCATCATGCCGCCGCCGACTGCACAGCAGAACAGACCCACCTCTATCACCGCGACAGCAAAGGATGGAGCGGGATCGGCTATAATCTATTTGTCGGACTGGACGGCAAGGTCTACGCAGGCCGTCCAATAAATGCAGTCGGCGCGCATTGTGTCGGCTACAACGCGAACTCGGTCGGAATATGTTTCGCGGGGAATTTTGAAACGTCGACAATGTCGGCCGCGCAGATAGCGGCAGGCAAAAAGGCCGTCGCATACGCGCGCTCGTACTATCCCTCCGCGATCATAAAACTGCACCGCGAACTTGACGCGACAGCATGCCCCGGCCGCAACTTTCCGGCGGGTGAATTTCGTTGACTGACGAAAAAAGACATAAAACAAATTATCGAGGAGGGCATGGAATACGACGCGCCCGGAACGAACACGCGCGAACAGTAAAACAGCCTAAAATCGGCAGAAAATACGCCGCAGGGGAAACCCTGCGGCTTTTTTTGTTGTCTTTTTCGCGGGAGGCCGTACAAGGCCGTAAACGCCCCGTAAAACGCTCTTTACATTTGGAATATAAATATATGTCGAAAATCTAAAAATGCAGTACGCGCAAAAATCGCCTCCTCGTCAACTGGCGGGGCGGGTGGTGCGGAATACCGCTAAATCACTACAAAAACGCGGGGTATGGTGCGCGGCTCCGCATATTCGCGCGGCAGACGGCCGAGGGTGGTGTTTGGCCTGCGGGTTTTGGTCTTGAAATCTGCCGTTGTCGGGCAATATTCTAAAAAAGACTGGGCGAATAAACGTCCAGCCTTTTTTTACATGCGGAACGAAAAGAACTCCGCGAACGCGGAAATATTCGACCGCGTAATATATGGTTGAGCAATTTTATTTAAGGACGAAATCGACGGTTGGATCCGTTTCCCCGTTTGAGGGTGTATCCCTTGTTCTAAATACCATATATACGGCGCCGATAATCCGCATTGAGCGGCAAATTGCCGTTGCGAAAGTCCATGTTCCTCGCGGTAACGCCGCGTTATCTCCTCGATTTTCATTCTCGCGCCTCCTCGGTTGAATAATAGCGTTAATCGCGTAAAAAGTCAACGGTAATTTACAAAAGAGTTACAAAAGCATATTGCGCTTGACAATAGCTATTAGCGGTTTTATATTAAAAATGTCAACGCGCATTAACAACAGGAGGGGGTGAAACAATGACGAATATAGTAAAAGAAAAGCGGAAAGAAAAAGGACTCACGCAAGCCGAGTTAGCTAAAAAGGCGGGATTTTCGCGTCAGACGATCATAAATATCGAGCATGGGCATAAAACATATAATCATTATTGGACGATGAAATGTATCGCCGATGCGCTCGGATATGACGTCGAGGATATTTTTTTCTTTTAATCGCTAATAGCTATTAGCAGAGGAGGTTAAATTGACGCTATTATTTGAGACTCTAAAAAGCATTATCGACGCCGCCGACGAGCGGGATATTAAGAATTGGAGGTTAAATACGCATGGATCAGTTGAAACTGACGACGGAAATAGAGTCAGCAATAAAGATGAACGACGTCGCGTCAGTAATGAGAATTAAGGGGATAAGTCATAGGAGTATGGTCGAGCTAATGCGGACAGAGTTTCCGAGATTTGACTCGCCGTTGCTCTCCAAATGTCGCCGGCCGGATCTATACGGCATAGTCTTAAATCCTCGCGGGTATGAGATACTCGGAGAGTTTCCCGATAAAAAGAAACCTAATCGCAAACTGAAACGGAGGATCTACGGCCGAGTTACTGAGGAGGAATACGAAAAGCTCGTAAAGTATATCGCGCTCGACGGATATAAAAACGTCCAGGAATTTATTCGCGTCGCAGTTCAAGAATATATCTCGGTCGCTCAAAACATATATGGAGGGAAAAATGAATAACGAGATCATTTGCGGAGCATGCCCGTATTGCGGACAGTTCATAGAATTCGAGGCTCCCGCATTCGACGAAAATGAGGCGAGAGCTTTCGCCGTTGCCCGGTGTAAGTGTCCCGGGGCGAAGGCTGAAAACGAGATTAATCAGAAAATCAAGCTCGCAAGCGAACGTATCAAAGCGCTTTTTGGAGAAAACGCCGAAGAAAACGGCTTCGAGCCTATTTCGTCAAATGAGGCTATTTCTCTTTTGAACATGGCTGCTGCGCTTGTCGCGCAAGGCGTTGTTTGCTCGTCGACGATCAATCTATCGGGCAAGTGTTCCGCGAGAGTAACGCTCGGAAATAAAGGGAATATCGTCATAGCTCGCCGAGAGACTCGCGCGAGTACACTTTCAACTTAATCGGGAGGCTTAATCATGGCTCAATTTAAGATCATCGACGCGAATTATCTTCGCCGGCTTTTCTGCGACATGCTCGACGAGCTGCACGACGACGGCTCCCCGGAGGCGTTTTCGCAAGAGATCGGCGCGAAAAAATTCATGGATAAGGTTATCGAGAAAATCGAGGAAGGAGATATCACAAAATGAACGAAACGAAAAATACCGCGTCCGCCGTCGCAGCGACGAAGCTCTGTACGGCATTTTATCCCGAGGATATGCTCGCGATCGAGCATGATTTAATTCAGAATTGCACGATATACGAGGGCGAGCTTCGTCTCGCTTATATAGACGGGATAAATGACGCTTTCGAAGCCGTCCTCGAACGTATGAAAAAGAGGGCCGAGGAATGAGAATTCTCGGGATCGGGATCGCGCTATTTTGCGGGATCAATACGGAATATTTCGCGCAAAGGGGGGCGCTCGGGATAGTGTCTTATATTCTCTTGATAATTCTCGCCGTCCTTCTCGTCATGCGGAGGCGGAAGAATGAGCGATAAAGAAAAAATCCAGCAGCTCGACCGGCTTATGCGGGAATGCGATATCCGGGATCCGGCCAGGAAGAACGGATATTTAACGGCGCTTCTCACCGTAAAAGTTTTTGATAGCGAACGCCAAATCTGAAAAGGAGGACCGGGAAGAATGACAAAAGGCGAAAAGCTGCGCTCTATGACAGACAATCAAATCGCGCATTATGTCGTCGATAAATATCATGTCTGCCCGAGCGGGATATTGAAATGCGCCGACTCTTGTTATCGCTGCTGGCGAGAATATCTTAAATCGGCGAGCGGATACCGTATTGCGATTTATACGACGAGGGGTTTCACCGTCTCGGGTGTATCGGTTGTCCTATGGCGACGCGACGCATGAGAGAGCGGGAGTTTTTCCGTTGGCCTAAATATAAAAATCTCTATCTCTTAGCGTTTGAAAAAATGCTCAAACGCCGGGAGGAAAAAGGATTAAAAGAAATGCCGTACGGAAAGGATCCCGAAAGCGTTTACAAATGGTGGTTAATGTATGAGGATCTCCCGGGACAGATAAACATATTTGAGGAGGAATACGAAAATTGAAACACGCGAAAACAAACGGGGATAAAACTCGCGAAACGCTCTCCAAAATGACGGACGAGCAACTAATCGAAATATTTAGCAATCTTGAATGCGGCTATTGTCCCGCTCGTCCCTATTGCAAGTATATTAACGCGCAATCATGCCGGGACGCGCTCAAAATCTATTTTGATACGGAGGCCGACGAATGAAACTATACGAGATTGACGCCGCTATCGCGGCGCTCATAGACGAAAACGGTGAGGTAATAGATCTCGAAACGCTTGATTTGCTGACTATGGCACGAGAGCAAAAAATCGAAAATGTCGTTATGCTCGTTAAAGATTTGAGGGCGTCCGTCGAGGCATTAAAGGCGGAGGAGAAAACGCTCTCCGATAGGCGCGATACATACGAGAACAATATCGAACGGCTTAAAGAGTGGTTGCGATATGCGCTTGCCGGCTCGAAATTTTCGACGCCGAAATGCTCCGTCTCATGGCGCCGTAACAATGTCGCCGTTATAGACGAGCCGGCCGTCATGGCGTACGCCGTCGAAAATAATAGAGACGATCTTCTCGTTTATCCGGAGCCGAAGCTCGCTCGCAAGGTTATAACGGAATGCCTTAAAAGCGGCGACGAGATCCCCGGCGCTCATTTTGAGGAGAAACTCTCAGTAATTATTAAATAGGGGGCGCGGCATGTCAGACAAAAACATTTATCAGCGTATGGCGCTAATAACGGCCGATTTGCCCGTCGTCGCGAAAAGTTTATTTGTTGAGACGTCGAGAGATAAAGGCTATAACGCCGTATCCGAGGCCAACGTCCTAAACGCGGTTAAACCGTTAGAGGCGAAATACGGAGTCTATTCGTATCCATTTGAGCGGGAAATCGTCGACGACGAGATCCTCGAAACTGATACGCAATCCGGGAAACGTACGATATTTTTTACGCGTATCCGGACGACGTATAGATTTGTCAATATAGATAATCCGGAGGACTATATCGAAACGACGACATATTCCGAGGGGATAGATAGTCAAGACAAAGGCTCCGGAAAAGCTATGACGTACGGCGATAAATACGCCTTGCTTAAAGCGTATAAGATATCGACGGGCGAGGATCCCGATAAAGACGCCTCGACGGAGGAGCATTACGAAGCGCGTCAGGATAACCGGCCGAAATGCGTCGAATGCGGGAAACCTATAACGGACAAGATTGCGCGTTATTGCGCTGAGAACAATTTGAAACCGTTATGTATGGAATGTCAAAAGAAATATAAAAGTTGATTACGAGCCGTTGCAACGGCTCAGGGAGGTAAATAAACAATGCTTAATACGGGGTTTTGGCGTTACTGTCCGCATTGTGGCGCGAAGATAGACGAAAGCGAGAACGAGGAGGGCGAGGAATGAGCAAACGTTATTATTGGTTAAAACTAAAAGACGATTTTTTCGGATCTAAACGGATAAAAAAGCTCCGCAAGCTCGCCGGCGGCGATACTTATACGATAATCTATCTCAAAATACAGTTGCTCGCTATGAAAAGCGACGGCGTTATTCAGTTTACGGGATTAGAGGAGGATTTCGTCGACGAATTAGCGCTCGACATAGACGAGGATCCCGACAACGTCCGTATAACGCTAACGTATTTGCTCCGGACGGGACTCGCGGAGACGTCGGATAATGTTAGTTTTTACTTTCCGTACGCCGTCGAAAACGTCGGCTCCGAGGCGGCGTCGACGCAACGCTCGCGACAATGCCGCGCTCGAAAAAAGTTGCAAAGCAACGCTAATGCAACGCTAATGCAACAAAACTGCAACGTAGAGATAGAGAAAGAGAAAGAGATAGAGATAGAGATAGAGTCAGAGGAAAGGAAAGGAAAGCAAACAAAGGAAAGCGAAGCTCTCGAAATACTGAAAGCGAGGCTCGATTTATGAAATGCTTTTTTTGCGGAGCCGAGAAGGGCTTAAATCTTCACCATATTTTCGGCGGATCCAGGCGAGAAAAATCCGAGCTTTACGGCCTTCTCGTCCCGCTCTGCCATGTCGGCTGTCATCAATTCGGCCGGGACTCTATCCATGACGGTTATACAGAGAAAGCGCACGATCGCCGGGAAGCTCTCCATAAATACGGCCAGCGCAAGGCCATGACGGAGAACGGATTGACGAAAGAGCAGTTTATCGAGATATTTGGAAAATCTTATCTCTCCGACGACGAGATCGCGGAGCTGCAATTGGAGGATTTTCCCGCCGATACGATAGAGAGCCAACAGACCGTTCTCCGAGCGCAGAAAGCCGCGCTTGAAGCGAAGCAAGACAAAGCGCGAGAAAAGCTATTTGACTATGTAACGCGCAAGTATCGGACGGCAAAAGGCGATGCGAGAAAAGCATATCGCGATGTGCTTGATATGATATGCGGGTCGATAATGGACGAGGAGGGCGAGGAATGAGCGTACTGATTAAGGGCTTACAGATGCCAACGAAGAAAAGCGGCGCGGTGCTGATTATTTATCCCGATGGCGAGTGTGCCGTTGAAGATGGGGCTATATTGCAGGCCGTCGAACTTTCGCCGCATGGTCGCTTGATAGATGCGGATGCGCTGATAGTTGACCTCGTAAATAGAGGCGTTGACCAAATCCAGCGTGCCGATTATTTCGAAATTCGACAGGCAATCGCGGACGCGCCAACCATCATAGAAGCGGCGCCGGAGGAGCGGGATAAATGAGTACATACCGCCACTGGTGGACGCCAAACGTCGCGAGGGCATTAAAAGAATTCCCGGCGCTTATCGCGAAAAAAGACGAGATCCGGAAAACGTCTATAATTGCGAAATACTCGGCAGATCCGCGGAGCGGGACCGCGCAGCGGACGACGGAGAATATCGCGTTAACGGATCTTCCGCCGGCCGAAGCTGCGCTCGTGGACGCTATTGAAAGCGCTCTCGATGAAATATCCAGGCGCCGGGACGGCGACGAAATTGTCCGGCTTATTGATCTCGTGCATTTTCGACGCTCGCATACACTTTACGGCGCCGCCGTCGCGCTCAATATGTCAGAGATAACGGCGAAACGAAAGAACGGAGATTTTATACGCCTGGTCGCGAAAAAGCTCGGCTATTTATCAAAATGATACTAAAAAGCCGAAACGTTATGTTATAGAGATAACGTCGGATAGTGGTCAAGCTCTTGCAATCCTCCTTCTTTGCCTCTTTCTTCCCAGCACGAATAGCTCGGTTAACGCCGGGCTATTTGTGTTATATGAGCGGCGGAGGTTTCCGAAAAATAGAACGGAAACGGGGACGGGCGCGGATCGGCGGGGGGCGCGTCAAATAAAAGCATTTGCCGAAAAGTTTTATAAATCTCCTGGCTGGAAAAAGACGCGGGACGCATACGCGAAAAGCGCCGGGGGGCTATGCGAGACTTGTCTCAAAAAGGGCTTATATAATCCGGGCGTGATAGTTCATCATAAGACGCCATTAACGCCGGAGAATATAAACGATCCGACGACTGCGCTCGGCTGGGACAATCTTGAATTAGTTTGTCGAGAATGTCACGCCGCATATCACGAAAAAAGTCAAAAGAGATACAAAATCGACGAGCTCGGCCGCGTTTTGATACTCCCCCGTTGAAATTTTGGCGTCTATCATGGGAGGAC